AGAAACATCATATCAATATTTTTCAAAAGCGGACAGACTCAGAAAAAAATTAAAGGAAGCGTAGAACATGAAGAAAAATAATATTTTTGAAAAGAGAGTAAACATTTTACCTTATCAATACCCACAATTATTGGCATATAAGGACGCAATTAGACATTCATATTGGATTCATACAGAATTTAATTTTACAACAGACATAGATGATTTTAAGACTAAAATCTCTAAAGAAGAACGTGCAGTAATTGAAAGATCAATGCTTGCGATTGCACAAATAGAAGTTAATGTTAAAACTTTTTGGGCAGATCTTTATAAAAGAATGCCAATAACAGAAATTGGTGACGTAGGAATGACATTTGCAGAGTCAGAAGTAAGGCATAAAGATGCTTATGCACAATTATTATTAATACTAGGACTTGAAAAGGAATTTGAAAATGTTATAGAAATTCCAGCAATTAAAGATAGAATTGAATATTTAAGTAAGTATTTAGACGGAACTAGAAGTAGAGATAATAAAATGTACACTAAATCAGTGCTATTATTTTCTTTATTTATAGAGCATGTTAGTTTGTTTAGTCAATTCTTTATAATGATGTCTTTTAATAAAGAAAGGAATTTATTCAAAGGAATTTCTAATGTAGTAGAGGCAACAAGTAAAGAAGAAGAAATTCATGGAAACTTTGGTTCAGAACTAATTAACATTATTAAAGCAGAGAATCCAGAATGGTTCGATGAAGAATTTGAACAACTTATTGATTCAGCATGCCAAAAGGCATATAAAGCAGAATGTAAGATCTTAGATTGGATTTTTGAAAACGGTGAACTTGAATTCTTATCAAAAGAAACAGTTAAGCATTTTATTAAAAACAGATTTAACAATTCACTAGGAAGAATTGGAATGAAGCCTGTATTTGAAGTTGATTTTACTGAAATAGAAAAGACTTTATGGTTTGATGTAGAAATACTTTCAACAAAAGAAGGTGATTTTTTCTACAAGAAATCAACCGATTATAACAAGAAATCTAAGTCAATAACTGAAGACGATTTATTTTAAAACAAACAAACACATATGAAATACGAGAAGAATTATTGGCTTAATGAAGATAGTAGACAGTTTCTTTCAAGAGGATATATTGATGAAACGCCTGAACAAAGAATTAAAGATGTAGCAAATACAGCAGAGAGATATTTAAAAATTGACGGCTTTGCTAAGAAGTTTGAAGACTATATGACTAGAGGTTTTTATAGTTTATCAACGCCAGTTTGGATAAACTTTGGAAAGGATAAAGGATTACCAGTTAGTTGTTATGGATCTAACGTAGACGATACCTTAGATAGTATTTTAAATGGTAGTAGAGAAATTGGAATGATGTCTAAATATGGTGGTGGAACTTCTGTATTTTTAGGAAACATTAGATCAAGAGGAACTTCAATCTCAACAGGAGGAACAGCAGATGGACCAGTACACTATGCAAGAATGTATGATACTACAGTTGATGTATGTAAACAATCTGAAGCAAGAAGAGGCGCATGTGCTGCATGGTTACCAGTAGAACATGATGATATTTTAGAATTTCTAGATATCGGTAGTGAAGGTAATCCTATTCAAAATTTACAATTTGGAGTTACAGTAACTGATGCTTGGATTGCAGAAATGAAAGATGGAGACGCTGCTAAACGTAAAATATGGGCTAAAATTATTCAAAAGCGTAATGAATTTGGATTTCCATATATAATGTTTAAAGATAATTCTAATAATAATTCTCCTTATAAAGAATTAGGACTAGATATAACAGCTTCAAACCTATGTAGTGAAATACAATTACCAACAGATTCTTTTAATTCTTTTGTATGTTGTTTAGGATCTATTAATCTATTACACTGGGATGAAATTAAAGATACTGACGCGATAGAAACATATACGCTTTTCTTAAACGCAGTAATGGATGAATTTGTTAAGAAATCTACAAATCTTCCAGGAATGGCAAGAGCACATAGATTTGCTGAACAACACAGAGCACTTGGTTTAGGTGTTCTTGGCTACCATTCATTATTTCAATCTAAATTAATTGAATTTGATTCTTTACAATCAAAGGCACTTAATCATGAAATATTTTCAACACTAAAAGAAAGAAGTGAAGTAGCATCTAAATGGTTACATGACGAAAAAGGATATAGATCAATTAGACCGGGTTTTGCAAATACAACATTACTTGCAGTTGCCCCTACTAAATCTAGTTCTTTTATATTAGGTCAAGTTTCAATGGGAATTGAGCCGATTAAATCTAATTATTTTATTAAGGATTTAGCTAAATCAAAAACAGTATATAAAAATCCATTTCTTATTAAAGAGTTAATTAAGTATGATTTAAATACACCAAAAACATGGGAAGGGATCTTGCAAAGAGACGGAAGCGTTCAACATTTAGATTTTCCAACTAAAGAAGTTTTTAAATCATTCGTTGAGATATCTCCAAAGGAACTAATATTACAAGCAGCACAAAGACAAAAATTTATAGATCAATCGCAATCGTTAAATATAATGATACACCCTAGCGTTTCTGCAAAGGATATTAATACATTATATTTATATGCACACGAAGAAGGTGTAAAAACTTTATACTATCAATTTAGTCAAAGTTCAGCACAATCTTTTGCTAGAGACATAAATTATTGTCCATCTTGTGAAGGTTAAATGTAATTAAAAAAACGGTGGTTTGAAGACCACTCTTAGGACCGAAACTAGTTTTCGGAAAGATGCCAGGGGTTCGCTACTTCCTGGCATCACTTTTTTAAAATCAAACCTCACTTATTAATTTATGTGAGTTTTTTTGAAACTTTGTGTAATTTATTGTTATAATACCTATAAATAAAATATTGTATTAAACACAGAAAAATATGAAAATCACAATTAAAAAAGTAGATCAATCTAATTTTGTTAGCTTTATTAACAGGTTAAAGGTAATTGATTCATTCGTTTACTTTAAAATCAAAGATGGTATTGTTCAAGCATCTGCTTATTTACCACAAAGAGATGCAGTAAAACATCACAGACTTCCAGTTAGTCAATTATTTCAAATTGAAGAAGGAGCAATTACAACAGACAAAGAACTTAAAATTGCTTTCTTTGACGCACAGAAGCTAACAGACGCATTCAAACAATTTGAATATGATTCTATTCAAGGTGAAATTGAATTCATTGAGAATGACGAGGACTTCGTAGCATCTAGTTTCCGTATCTTTAATGACGAGTTAGAAATTAAATTATCTTGTTCAGAACCTTCATTAGGATATAAGGATCTTACTGATTCTCAAATCACAACTATTTTTGATGTAAGCGAAGCCAACTTTAAATTTGAGATGGATATCGCCACATTAACAAAGGTTAAATCACTTTTCGGATTAGATAAAGAAGAAACTTTCTCTATAGAAGCAAATGGAAAGGGAGTTAAGTTAACTGGTAAAACATACAATATGTTAGTTACTCCAGATTATGAAGGAACAAAGGGCAAAAAAGTTACACTATTTAAAAAATACTTAAATTTATTAGACAAAGAAGACTATACAGCGAATGTATTAGATAATCGTGTTGTATTAAGGTCAAATGACTCTGAGACATTATTAACTATTGCAACTTGTCAAACCGCTGAATAATAAATAAATGACTGATATAGAACTATTAATAGAAAAACCGGAAGAAGAGCTTACTAATGATGAAACTATATTATTAATAGATCATTACGAGCAATTATCTGCAAAGTATACTGCATATGAACAAGCAGTTAAGGTAACATTAAACTCTATTTACGGTGCATTTGGAAATAAATGGTTTCACTTCTTCGATATAGAAATAGCAGAATCAATTACATTACAAGGTCAATCTGCTATTCTATATTCTGAAAAGATATTAAATAAGTATTTTCAAGAATTCTGGCCAAAAGATAAGAAGGCTCATGCTCACTTTAACATTAATGTAAAACAAAAATTAGTCAGACCATCTGTTGTATATATTGACACTGATTCATGTTACGTTCAGTTTGAAGAAATGTATGAATCTATCGAATGGTTAGGTGAAGATAAGCTTACTATAGATAAATTTATCATGGAGCTGTATAACTTTAGAATCAAAGATTATATATCGAAATGTATGCAGAAATATTCAGAAACAACAAATACAGATAACTTTTTGTATTTTGATATGGAAACAATAGCATACTCTGGTATATGGTTAGCAAAAAAGAAATACTTACAAAATATAGCATGGGAAGATAAATTAGACGAGAATGATAGATACCCTTCTCTTAAAAAGATCAAAACTATTGGATTTGATACAATACAAAGTTCTACACCAGCACTTGCACGTAAGCATTTAACAGAAGCACTTGAACTAGTTCTTTCTGAAAAACCAACATCAATTCTTTTAAAGAAACTTGTTGAATATCTTAAAAAATGTAAGAAGGAGTTTAGACTTGCCGATATAGATCAGATAGCATTTAACAAAAGGACAAACAATATAGAGAAGTATATTGTAGATGATACTACTGAATTTCAGATCGGACTTAAATGTCCGCCTAACGTAAGAGCAGCAGGATTTTATAATTTCTTAATGAATACTAATCCAAAATACAAGAATAAGTATAAAATGTTAGGTAATGGAGAAAAGCTAAAATTATATAATTGTAAGCACACAGTATCAGACATGTTTGCATATATGCCAGGAGAACATCCTTATGAAATTGCACCTGAAGTAGACTATGAGATACAATTTGAAAAAAGTGTAATAGATCCTTTAAACAGAGTATTAAGGGCATCTGGTTTGCAACTACTAAATAGAAATTTAATTTACTCAACCTCTTTATTTTAAACATATGAACAATGAATTTTATGAAGCAGTAAAGCACCTTGTTAATAATCAGTCAAACAATATGAAGCTTGGCGAATCTATTCGAGAATTTATTAATAGTAAAGAAACATTGAATAACACAAAGGATGTTATTAAAAAAGATAAGAATCAAGTAACAATACTAGAAGATATAGCAAGATATGGAAATAGATCCTAAGAAAATTACGGAAGGTTTAACAGAAGAGCAAAGAGAACAGGTATTAGATTATCAAAAGGTGTTTTCTAGATTATCAATTCTAAAGAATCAAATGTCAGATATTCAAGAAGAAACAACAGATCTTTTAGAAGTTCTTGAAAAAATGAGAATAAAAAATAAACAATAAATAATGGCTAAAAAAGATTTTACATTTACAGATTTAAATAAAGAACTAGCTAATCTAAATCCACTAGGATCCGTTATGGATCAATCTAGCTTTAGTGAAGTTACTGAATGGATTCACACAGGTAATTATCATTTAAATGCTTGTGTGTCGGGTTCACTTTTTGGTGGATGGCCAAATAACAGATCTAGTTCAGTAGCAGGACCATCAGGTACAGGTAAAACATTCCTTACATTAAATTCAGTTAGAGAAGCAATCAACATGGGTTACAATGTAATTTATTATGATTCTGAAGCAGCTGTTGATAAAGAACAAATGGTTAAATTTGGTATTGATACTACAAAAGTAAATTATCAACCAATGAATACTGTTCAAGATTTTAGAACTTCTATTACTACTATTACTCAAAAGATGCAAGAGATTAAACATAACGGAGGAAAACTTCCTAAACTTATGATTATTCTAGATTCTGCTGGTAACTTAGCAACAAGGAAAGAAATCGATGATGCTGCATCAGGTTCTGAAAAATCAGACATGACTCGTTCTAAAATTCTTAAGTCAATCTTTAGAATTATAATGACACCTTTAGCAGACCTTAAGATTCCATTTATTTTTACAAATCATACATATCAATCACAGTCTTTTATACCTCAACAAATAGCAGGTGGTGGAACTGGTCCAGAATATGCCGCATCAATTGTTTTAATGTTAGGTAAAGCACAGTTAAAAAACGGAGATGATAAAGTAGGTATTATAGTTACAGCAAAACCAACTAAAAATAGATTTGCAAAACCAACCCCAATTAAATTTCACTTAAACTTTAGTGAAGGTATGAATCCTTACGTTGGATTAGAAAAGTACGCAACATGGGAAATTTGTGGAATTACTAGAGGAACTATTGAGAAAAAAGTTAAAACTCCTAAAGCAACTGCAAGAGGCTGGATATGTGATCATTTAGACCACACAGTACCTAATAAAGATTTCTTTACTGAAAAAGTATTTACAAGAGATGTTTTAGAAAAAATAGAAGAACATATTAGACCAATATTTAACTATAATTCTGATTCATCAACTATGGATATAGAAGGAATGTTAGAGGATAGTGAAAATAATGAAGATTAATGAAAGTAGATATTCATAGCATAACAGACGATAAATTACCAATAAAGTATATACTAGGCATACAGGAACAGTTAGAAGCTTTTCCTGATGCTTATGATATTTTATACATATTTATCAACGAAGCTGTTAGAAGGCCAGATAGGCAAAAAGAAACCTTTACAAGACATGCTTTAATGAGATATCATTCAAAAGGTAATCATGACAATGCATCAGAAGGTATAAAAAGAGCGATGCAATTAGGTTTAATAGAACAAACTAAATTTGATGAAGGTAAGGAAACTTATGAAATAAAAATAAATCCATTCATATAACTTTATAATATGAAAATAATAATAGCAGGTGGAAGATACTTTAGCGATTACGATAGACTATATAAATCATGTAGCAAGATACTAGAGAAAATACTTGATATTGAAATAGTAAGCGGAACAGCAAAGGGCGCAGATATGCTAGGAGAAAGATTTTCAAAAGATAATGGATATAAATTAAAGCAATTTCCGGCAGATTGGGATAAGTTTGGTAAAAGTGCAGGGTACCGAAGAAACGCTGAAATGGCTAAATATGCAGATGCGTTAATAGCATTCTGGGATGGCAACAGTCGAGGAACTAAAAATATGATCGATTTAGCAGAAAAGGCTAATCTAAAGGTTAGAATTATTTACTTTAAGTGAAACTAACATTATTTTATTAATATAATAATGTATATAAAACAAAATAAATATGAAATTCGGAGCAGACTTTGAAAAGATTTTTTTTAAATTATCATTAGCAAAGCCTAAATACTTTGAGACTATTGAGAAGTCATTTTATACATCAGATGACATCGGAATGTTACACACATTAGCATCTAAGTTTCATGAAAAATTTCATGAAACACCATCAGTAGATCAAATGGTTGTTCTTACAAAATCACCTAAGGTTAAGGGCAAAATTGATGAGAATATAGTTGAACTATTATATAGAGTAGATTTATTACAATATGATGAAGAGTGGTTAACTCAAACAATGGAGTCCTGGATTAAGTGGAGAAACTTTGAAGGAACTTTAATGGATACGATCGAGTATGTTAAAACAACTGACGTATCTCCAGAAAACGTTGACAGTATTGTATCTAAAGTAAAAACTTTAATAAACGAAAGAAACGCAATTACATTTAATTCAGATATTGGATTAGATTTCTTTAATCCAGATGATCACTATAGCGAAGATCGTGTTAAGGTAAGTTCTGGTTATAACTTCTTAGATAGAGTTTTAAATGGAGGTTATGACAAAGATGGTTCTTTAGTAGTTTACGTAGGAGAACAAAACATTGGTAAATCTATATTCTTAGCAAATGACGCAGCTAATTTTGTAAAGATGGGAGTTAATACAACATTTATCTCAGCGGAAATGTCAGCTCCTAAGGTTTTAAAAAGAATAGGAGCTAATCTATTAAGTATTACGATGAACGAATACGATGTCAAAGCAAAGAATCGTGATTTAATAAAAAGAAAGATTGAAAATGTAGGAGATGGTTTAACACCACCTGGTCAATTATTTATTAAACAGTTTCCAACATCACAAGCAACAGTACCAGACATTGAAGCTTATTTAAAGGAAATCGAAGAAGAAAGAAGAATTAAATTAGGCGCTATTGTAATTGACTATATTAATATTCTTGCAAACTTTAGAAATCCAAACTCAGAAAACACATACTTAAAGATTAAGCAAATTGCTGAAGATTTAAGAGCAATGGGAACTCGTAACGGTTGGTTAATCGTAACAGCAACTCAGATTAATAGAAATAACTATAATTCTAGTGATATTGGAATGGGAGACGTTGCAGAATCTGCAGGTCTATCACACACAGCTGATATGATGTTAGGTATTATACAAGATGACTTAATGAGATCTAGCTATGAATATTGGTTAAAAATATTAAAGATTAGGGATGGCGAAGGTAAAGGAACTAAATGTAAATTAGAAATTAATTATAACTACATGAGACTTACGGAAACCAATGAAATTAGTAACTCAAATATACACAGTTTATAATGAAAAATAAAGAACAAGGAAGAACAAAGAGAGACAAGATATTTGACAACACGTTCGAGGAAACTGAATATGAATTTGACACATCAATGTCTTTTGCATTAGCACCTAGGGCAGTAGATAATAGATCAGAGGAGGATAAACTAGAAGCAACTTTAATTGCTGATGAGATTCATTCATTAATAAGTAACTCAGCATTTAAAAAGTTTAATGCGATTGATGAATTTAACCAGACAGTTAAACTAAACAAAATAGATATTAATGAGGTTTATGAATTTATATCTGAAGAAACTAAAGCGACACACTCACTTGTTGATATATTCTCAGAATTATGCGATTACTTTAATGTAAATCCTACAAGATTTTATCAGTCACTTGGTAATAAATTCAAAGAAGAACTGATAGAAGAACTAGACACACGAACAAATATACTACAAAAGAAAAATATTAATAGATTGTTTTAATATGATTGAAAATAAAATCTTAAATAAGCCAGTAAAGAGGATCTGGGTTTTAGGTGATATGCACCTAGGAATTCGTTCTAATTCTATGGAATGGTTAGATATTCAAAAAGATTTCTATGAAAATGTATTTTTACCAACACTTAATGATAAAGTAAGACCTGGAGATGTTCTAATACAAGTAGGTGATGTATTTGATAATAGACAAAGCATTAATTTAAAAGTATTAAATTATGCAGTTGATTTATTTGAAAGAATCGGTGAAGTTATACCAACTCATATTATTTGTGGAAATCATGATATATGGGCAAAGAAAAGTAATGATGTTACTTCAATTGATTCTCTTAAATGGATTCCGAATATACAAATACATAAAGAGCCTAAGATGTTTAAATGGGCAGACAAAGAAGTATTGTTAATGCCATGGAGGAGAGATACTGAACATGAAGTAGAAACACTAGCTAAATTCCCACAAGCAAACATGGTATTTTGCCATTCAGAAGTTAGAGGTATTAAACTAAATTCAAAGGTTACTAATTTACACGGTGTTGAAGCTAACTCGTATGACCATTTTGATGGAGTTTGGTCAGGTCATATTCATTATAGACAAACCAAAGGAAAATTAAGAATGGTTGGAGTTCCATATCAATTAACAAGATCAGATACAAATAACGTAAAGGGATTTGATTTAATTAACTTAAGCGATATGTCTGAAACTTTCTTTGAAAATGACAGATCACCTAAGTTTGTTAAATCATATTTAACGAATCTATATAACATTCCCTTAGGTGAATTCAAGAAAGAAATCGAAAATAACTTTGTGGATTTATTTATACCGTCACACATTGCAGCCTCTAACTCCCTATCAAAATTTATAAATCAAATTCAAAACATAGGTAGAAAGATAGAACCTAACATATATGATCAAGATACCTTTATAGACAAAGATATGTATGACATGGAAGAAATAGAGGACCTTTATAAAAACTATGATATCCTACACCTATGTAATATGTATATTGATGGAATGCCAAAAGATGATGAAACTAAAGCGCAGATTAAAGATAGAATAAAGAAATTACATAATATCTGCACTTATAATTACGAAAATGAATAATGAGAATACATTCAATAGAATTTAAAAACTTTGCAAGTTACGGTAACTCAATCCAACGATTAGAGTTTGAAGAAGATGTGTCAGAATTATTTTTAACACTTGGGAAAAACGGACACGGAAAAACCACAATAGCTAATGCTATTATTTTCGCGTTGTATGGTAAAGTAGAAGGTGTTAAAATGGCAGACTTACCAAATCGTATCAATAAAGAATTATGGGTAAAGATTAATTTGCAGTGTAAAACCACAGAGGTTTCGATAGAAAGAGGATTAGCACCTGGTAAATTTGAAGTAAAACTAAATGGCATTGAATTCGATAAAGCAGGTAAGAGATCTGTACAAGAATATCTAGAAGAGGAAATCTTTGGAATTCCATATCATGTCTTTAAAAACATAATAATACTATCTGTTAATGATTTTAAGTCATTTTTGACAATGAGCAACAATGATAAAAAACAGATAATCGATAGAATGTTTGGTTTTTCTATTCTTAATGAAATGCAGAACACTATAAAAGAAGAGAGAAAGGGATTAAAAGTAGATATTGGAGTATATGAAAGAGAACTTACACAGTTAAATGATAACATCACGTCAGTTAACATGAAGCTAAACGAGCTAATGGCTGACTCCAATAAAAAAGATAAAGATAGAATACAAGAACTAAAAGATCATTTAGTTAAATATACCGACAATAGAAAGAAAATAGAAGCAGCGCAACTTGCAATATCTGAAAGTTTAGTAAATGTTGCAGTAGATTTAAAATCTGCACGAGAAGACAAATCACATCTTGATTATGAATTAAAAACTCTTAGAAAAAAGTTAAGTTTATATGAAAGTAATGCATGTCCAATGTGCGAAGGAGAACTAACAACGTCATTTCACACTGATCGTAAATCTGAAATAGAAACAAAGGTAGAACAATTACCTTCACAAATTAATATAGAGTCTGCAAAGGTAATACAAATAGAAGAAGATATACAGTCGCTTCATAATAAAGATAGAGCAGTTAGAGATAAAGTTTCTACTATTAATACCAATATTAAAAACCTAAAAGGAGAACTAATGAAGATCAAAGATTCTCTAAATAATGGTGATAGTTTTTCTCATATGAGATCTTTAATAGATGGTTTTACAGTAAAGGAAACCGAAAAAACAAAAGCTAAAACAATAGTTAATAGTGAATACTATTTCTTAGAAAATCTAGAAGAAATTCTAGGAGAAGATGGTGTTAAGAATCTTGCAGTTAAAACTATTCTGCCAGGTTTAAATACTAACATTGCAGCAATGGCTCAAACAATGCATCTTTCCTTTCATATTAGATTTGATGAAAAGTTTAATTGTATTATTAATCACTTAGGTGAAGAAATCAATCCATTAACACTTTCAACAGGAGAACGTAAAAAGGCAGATTTTATTATTATTATAGCAATCATTAAAATACTTAAATTAAGATTTCCACAATTAAACTTGTTATTTTTAGATGAACTATTAAGTTCTGTAGATCCAGACGGAGTTCATAATATTTTAAAGATATTAAGTCAAGTAATGAAAGAAAGCAAAATTAATGCATTTGTTATAAATCACTCACAATTACCAAGAGAGCTTTTTGATAAAGAAATTAATATCTATAAGGAAAATGGATTTTCTAAATTTGAAATAACATCAACGGATTAACGTAGATATATAACAAAAACAACTAAAAACCAACATGGCGTCATATAATCAGAAGTTTAACCAAGACGATGCAATAATAAGGCACGTTTTAATCGGTTTATTAGCTGATCTAAATAACAAAGTTTATTTCTATAGACAAATATCTGCAGACAATAGAGAGGTTATAGATATACCATTTTATTACTCAATAACAGGAGATGATCAGTTTTTAAGGGACAATTTCTTATTTACAACACCATCAGGTGAAGATTGCCACCCCGACAAAGCATTTGCTGACTCAAATTACGATGTAATCCCAAGAGGAGTAGTTAATTTAACAGGAATGTCAATAGACTCTGGTAACTTAGTTAATAAACGTAATATGGGAACATATACTAAAATAAACAGCGAAGGTGCTATGGAAGGCTACCAGGCGGAGTTTGAGATGGTTCCTATAGTGTTACGTGTTGACGTTGAGATATTAGTTAGTTCTATGTTGGATTCATTAAAGATAACTGAAATGCTTATTAAGCGGTTATATAAATCAAATTATTTTAATGTAGAAGTAGGTCATTTAAACGAAGCAACATATAGATTAAATTCTTATTACGCTATGCCAGATGATTATGACACAGAAAAACCTATTGATTTTACATTCGACGATAAAGACAAGTATAAAATTACATTTCCAATAGAAATAAATACATCTATTCCATCGTTTGAATGGGATAGTGAGATGCATATAGGAAATAGAATGTATGAAATAAACATGAAGTCTGTATTAGCAAATGGATCAGATAATCCACAAAAAGAAACAGTAGTTGTAAACCCAAAAGGACCAACAGCAACAATACAACAACCAACATTAGGTAGTACAAAAACATCATCAGGAGGTACTCAAAGCGCTCCAGAACATATCGGATGTTTGGTATCATTGCCAATTACTAGAAGTGAAGGAACAAATATAGATCCTTCAGGACTTTTACACATGGTTACGGTTACTTTAATAAATGGAGAAGAATTTACATTTGATGATAGACTATTAGGAAATCAACATGCATTTAACTATTCAGATATGGTTGGCAGAATAGAAGTTGAAGGAACAGTAAACGGTCTTGTTGGTTTTAATACAAAATCAATGCTAACAAACCCATCAGGAGATATTCAATTGTATGAACCTAATTATGTATTTAACATCGATAATGTTTCTAAAGGAATTTCTGCATTAGACGGTACTTACATTAAAATGATAGGTCTTTTAGACCATAATGCGAATAACATTGAATTTAACTCAGAAAACACTAATGGGACGTTCTGTAGTTAATTAGAAATAACTATTAAATAACAAAGATATATAATAAAAATAAAATCAAACAAATATGAATACTAATATTTTAGCCCCATTTGTAAAAACTGAAAATTCATTTAAATTCTACGTCAATGGTAGAGTTTTTGAAATGAATAACAATATTATAACAGAAACAGAATCTATTGAATCTCATTTAGCTGAAGCAATTGCAGCATTTGAATCTTTTGAGTTTTCTACAAATACAATAAAGTGGTTCCATGGAGCTTCTAAATTTACTTATAGTTTAACAGAAAACACATTCTCACTAGGAGATGTAGTTATTGAAAACTTCACAAAGCACGTATTATCTGCAGGATTAGTAAGATATGAAAACAGAGCAACTGCAAATTTATTCGAATCTCTACCAGCAATGATAGATAATTTCGTATCTTTAGACTTTGCAGCAACTTTTGAAGGTAAAAACAATATTGTTAACTTATTTAAAATCGAAGAAAAAGTTTATGTTTCTAGATTTAACACTTCTAACAAAATAGCTAAGTTCTTCGAAGCTACTAACGCAAATGCAGCAGTAGATTTCGTAACAGAGCAAACTGGTTTATCAGCTTCTAGTTTTTTAAATGAATTAGTATCTGGACAAGCTAAAGAAATTGCACAAAACGAAGCAAAAATAGAATCATATCAAGATATGGTATCATTCTTAAAAGATCAGAGGGGTTTATTAGCAGAAGCTGACAAATCAATCACTGAAATAAAGGCTGCTGATACTTTAATAAATGAAGAAATAACAAATTGGGAAACTAAAATTTCAGAATTAAAAGCATAATCAATTATTTAATTATTTTAAAAAGGAGCTTCGGTTCCTTTTTTTTGTTTTTAAACAAAAATAGGTTTAAACATATAATGTTTAAATAAACATAAAAACAAACAATTTGGCCAGAAAAAAGAATTACTTAAACAACAAAGACCTTTATAACGAAATGGTGCTCTCAAAGGACGATGATAAATTAACACGAACAGCAGAAAAGATGTTAATATTATTAGCAGAGAAAACTATTAATAAAATGAGGTATGTTAGTATCGATGATAGAAATGATTGCCTTCAATTTGCAATGTTAGATCTTCTTAAATATTGGAGAAACTTTAACCCTAAATATCCAAATGCATTTGCGTATTTTACAGAGATAGCAAAACGTGGATATGCAAAAGGATGGAACAAAATACACCCGCAGAAGTATAAAGGAACAATTTCAATTACAGGAAACGCAGGTGGGGATGGAGAGCATTCTGGGATATATACTTTGTAATGTCAATCAAAAACCTTAAACCCACTAAGAATTCAGGATTTAATCAAGGATATTATGTCCCAGTCTATCCAAAAAAATACATAGGTCCTACTCCAATAATATATAGGAGTTCATGGGAACGTAAATTCTGTGTATGGTGTGATATGAATGATAAAGTTATCAATTGGTCAAGCGAACCTTTAGAAATTAAGTATTGGTCTCGCAAAGACAATAAAGCACATAAATATTATCCCGATTTTTATTTTAAACAACTACAACCAGATGGTAATAAATTAGAATACATTGTTGAAATTAAACCAAAGTCACAAATAACAAAACCAATTCCTCCAAAGAAACACTCCAAGAAATCAATTGAATCATATAAATTTCTTGCAGAACAGTATATTGTAAATATGGATAAGTACGCAGCAGCAGTTGAATTTTGCGAAGGAAGGGGTTATAAGTTTATTGTACTAACTGAAGATACTATATTAAAAAATGGGTTACGTTAAAAAAAGAATAAGGGAACTGAGTAAATACCATGGTAGCAAAAAGAATGCTAGAACTTTCTCTGAAAATTGGTTTAAAGAAAGTAAAAATTCTAGAACGTTAACAGAGGTACAACAAACTCGCTCTAGGTTTGAGCCAGGTAAAATTTATGTTTTTGATTATGAACCTATCACAAAAGATTTACCATGGTTTGATGAGAGCCCTGTAGTTTTAGCAATAGAACAAAAAGGAGATACTGATTTAGGAATTAATTTAAATCTATTACCTATTCAAGTAAAAGAAGATCTATTAGATGTTTTATATGACAGAATGGAAGGTCAAATTAATAATGCAACATCTGGTAAAAGAGAAGAAAATGCAAAAAGACAAATTCCATTAAGAATAACATACGATGGTATGAAAGCTTACCTTAAAAGGTTCGGAATGGATTTTGCAATAAGACGATATATACCAAGTAGGAAAACAAGACAAACCGTCGTTAGTTATAAAAAATGGCCTGAAATCACATTGTGTGATTTTATTGAGTTAAACGGAGCAACAATTGGTCAGATTAGAAGATTGTTTTCTAATCAATAAAAATAGAATATATAAACAAATATAATAAAGTAAACAAATATGGCAGGATTCGTAGAGAGAAACGGCCCTTTAAGTTACAATAAGAAGGCATTCACATTAAAAGACTCACTAAAGAAGTTATCTTCTTTTGGTATGTTTTATGATGATTTAGTACTTAGACAGTCACAAGCAATTGGACCAGTAGAAGACAAAATAGGATTTGGTCAAATGAACCAGATGGGATTAGAATCTGATGATATGTATGGCGCTTTCGCTGCACTTTCAATGTCAGATACTAACATGCGTAAGAATATTCCATTCTTCGATCAAGCATATGAAGGAAAGCGTGAAGAACTTAGAGCGTTTTCAACATACGATGAAATAGAAGACATCTTAGATATTTTATGTGATGAGTCTGTCGTTTATGATAACAAAAACTTTTTCGTAAATCCTGAAATAATAGGAATGGATGTTTCGGAAGATGTAACTAAATATCTTAACAAATCATTTAGAAATATTTATCAATACTTTGGTTTTACACAAGACCAATCAGCATGGTACTATTTTAGAAAATTCTTAGTAGATGGTTATTTAGCATTTGAGATTATATATAGTCCTGATCAAACAGAAATTATAGGTTTTAAAGAGATAGATCCTATTACAATAGTTCCAGGATATAACAAAGATGACAAAAAGAAAGTTTGGACCCAATTTAAAGACGATCCAATCAAGGAGAGGATCTTATACGACTCCCAGATCATTTATATTGCATATTCATCTATTACAACAGCATCGAGAGTAAGTTACTTAGAACGCCTCGTAAGATCATTTAACCTGATGAGAATCATGGAACATACCAGAGTTATTTGGGCAGTTACAAACTCATCTTATAGAATGAAATTCATTATACCAGTCGGTGGTAAATCTAAGACTAGGGCTAAACAATCGTTAGCACAATTAATGCATAACTATAAAGAGGTTGTAGACTTTGATTTTGAATCAGGTTCATTAATGACTGATGGAAAGCCAATGTTACAATTTAATAAAGAATACTGGTTACCTTCAAAGGATGGAGAACAACCTGAAATCGAAACATTAGGTGGAGAAGGTCCAGAATTAAACGATACTGAAGCACTTAAATATTTTACAGATAAACTTAAAGCAGTTTCTAAGATACCATTTAATAGATTTATGTATGAAGACGGTGGTGGAGACTTTAACCTAGCAGCTGATGGTATGATTAGAGATGAAATTAAATTCTCTAAATTTATAAAAAGATTAAGATCTGTTTTTCAAGAGATATTAGTTAAGCCATTACACATACAAATGTGTTTAAAATATCCAGAGTTTGCAGATGATTCAGCATTTAAGACACAAATATCTTTACAATTTATTGAAGAGAATATGTTTGCTGAACTTAAACACATGGAAATTATGGAACGTAGAATTAACTTCGTTTCAGATCTTAAAAGTTCATTAGTTGAAACCGATCCAGTAACGATGGAAGAAACATCTTATTTTGATCAAGACTTCTTAGTAGATCGTTACTTAAAATTATCACCAGATGATAAAGCGGCAAATGAAGCTTATAAGGCTCGTAAAGCTTCTAAAGACGCAGAAGAACCTGAAGTTGATCCGTTAGATATAGAAATATAAAGAGAACTATAGTCTCATAAGAAATAAAAATTAAAGAAATAATGAAGTATTTAAAATTATTTGAACAGTTTGTTAATGAAGCAAAGACTTTAGATAGAGATGCAATGATGTCTTGGTTTAAAAGTAAAGGAAGAGACTTTGTAAAAACAAGCGAAGATTTTAACGGTGAAAAATCAGGAATTTGGTTAAGTAAAGCAGATAATGATAAACAAATAGATCAGAGTTCATCTAGTTCCAAGTTTGATAACGGAGTATTAAAGTCTTTTAGAAAGCTAACTGCTGATAAAGGATGGGAAATAACATTCTATGATGCAGAAACTATAATGGTTTGGCCTAATTCAAATGAGTCTATTATACAAGAAGGAGCTGTTAATGTAACACCTGAATCAGATGTTATTGTAGATGATTATACTACAGATGATGGTAAAGAAATTAAAGCTACAGAAATAGTTGGAGCTCTTGTTAGTTCTAAAACTGAAGATGAGTACGTTGAATACTTCTACGAAGTGTATGGCCAAGGTGCATTTACTAGTGTAGATATATCAACATTAGTACAATACTACCACAAATACTTAGAAGAAGTAAACGCAGAAGAAGTTGAAGCAGAAGAATCTGAGGAAGAAGGAGAACCAACAGTTAACAATGATGATGATTCAATTGAAGACGAATTAACAGCTTTAGAAAAATAAAATAAAACTTTTAAAAACGTACCCATTTAAATAGGATATATAATCCAAATATAATAAAATAATAACATGAGCAATATCAACAAAGACTTATTAATCCTAGAGAGATCATCTTCTAGTTTAGACTTAAAGAGTGACAATGGTGTTTACATTCTAGAAGGTATTTTCGGAGAATTAGATAAAAAGAATAAAAACAATAGAATCTATACAGCTGAAGAATATTTACCTCAAATAGAATCTTTGCAAGACAAGATTAAAGCATCAAAATTATTAGGTGAATTAGATCACCCATCAAATTTCGATGTATCTTTAAAAAACGTATCACATATCATAGAAGAAATAACATATGATGAAGCTAACAAATTAATTAGAGGTAGAATAAGATTATTAGATACTGAAGCAGGAAGACAAGCTAAGGCCTTGGTAGATGCTGGTGTTCCTTTACAAATATCTTCTAGAGCCGCCGGCGCAGTTGAAGAGAATGGTAAAGTTAAAATTAAACAATTATTTACATATGATTTAGTAGCAGATCCTGGATTTGAAAACGCTGAATTAACAAGAGTTAATGAATCTTATGGATTTGAAAGCAACTCTGACTTATTAATATATGAAATTCAAGGAAAAACACAAACTAAATTAACAAAAGAAAACAAAGAATCAGAAACAATGGCAGAATCTAAATTTATCACTGTTGAAGACTTTAATAAATATTCTAAATATCTTTCTGAAGAAATTAAGACTATTAAAGAATCTTTAGCAGAAAGCATAGAATCTAAAGATGGAAAGGAATTAAAGGAGTATGCTACTTATTTAGCAGAAAGATTAGATCAATCAATCAAATATTCAGAGCATATCGCAGAAAAAACAGATCAATCAATACAATACTCAGAAGAATTAGCTGAAAAGATAGATCAATCAATACAATACTCAGAAAGTATTGCAGAAAAGACAGATCAATCAATACAATATTCAGAGCATCTTGCTGAAGGAATTGACAAGATTAAAGAATACACTAATTATTTAGCAGAATCTTATAACGAAGGTGCAACATCGCATGACAATTTATTAGAGTATATTGAATACTTAAAAGAAAACCTAGAAAAAGTTACTGAATATACTGAATATGTTGCAGAAACTGTTAACACAAACCTTGTTTTAGAAGACGGTGCAGGAATTCCAGCAGAAGATTTAGAAACAGGAACTGAAGATGTTACAGCTGATATAGTTGATGCAGATGGAAATGTTATTGACGGAAAAGTTAAAAACGTTGAAGGTGATTTAGACCTAGAAGGTGAAGGAGATGCTGAAGGAGCAGAAATTAAAGAAGGCGCTGACGGTGCTGGAACTCCCGCAGAAGATTTAGAAACAGGAACTGAAGATGTTACAACACCAATAGTTGATGCAGATGGAAATGTTATTGACGGAAAAGTTAAAAACGTTGAAGGTGATTTAGACCTAGAAGGTGAAGGAGATGCTGAAGGAACAGAAATTAAAGAAGATAGAGCTGAAGATATCGAAGACGAACTTAAGAAATTAGGAGAACCAACTGACGCTACAAACGAAGAAACTGATTCTTTAGATGCTTATAAGAACTCAATTACTGAGAAATTACAACTATTAATTAATAAAGCTGAAGAAAAGAAAACAAAAGATCCACATTTCTTTAGATTTGTATCTGAGTCATCTAGATCAGAATTTAATGAATTAGTTACAGAAGATAAATCTAAAGTATTATCAGCAATTGAAGGAAGAGGATTCTTAACAGAAGGACAAATATTAGGATTATGGAAAAATTCATTATTAGTATCTACAGCACAAGACGAGCCTAAAGTTACTGCATTAATGCCAAGTGAATATAAAGAAACTTATTCTAAATTATCAGAAGCTAAAAAAAATCAAATCTTAGCACAATCTAGATACCATACGTTAGAAACTTCTTATCAAGTAGCAAACTTCTGGCAAACTAGAGATTTAAGAGATACTGCAGTTGTTATGGAAAAGGTAGAGTTAATCAAAGAATCTAAGGAAGTTAAACCTTCTATTGGATATGATACAACTGCAATAGCAGCGGAAATAGCTAAAAGATTTAAGAAGTAATATTTCGTAATAAATGAAAAAACCATTTATTGCAAAATAAATCATGATATATAGTAATATAAAAATACAATCGATTATTAGTTAAGAAGCAAAAGACTAAAAAACAATCGAAATAATAAATAAGTAAAACCATTAAAAAAAATATAAAATAAAATGGCAAAATTAATAAACGAATCTGAAATCAGAGCAACATGGTCACCGATCATCGAATCTGCTACAGGAATCAACGAAGCTAACAAATTAGCTTGGATGTCGACTTACTGTCACAACCACAAACTTTATGAAGACGCAACAATTATGTCTTTAGGAGATAATCCAGGACCAATGAATTTAGCTGGTATGGGTAATGCAACTTTACCAAACGGTGGAGTAAATGGATCTGGTGACAAGTCACCTTCTTTATTACCTTTAGCAATGCAAGTTGCTGCACAAACAGTAGGATTAGATTTAGTACCTGTTGTACCAATGGCTGGACCAATGGGATTATTATCTTACTTAGACTTTACGTATGAGTCTGGTAGTATCAACAATGCTGCGGCACCAACTTATATTAAAGGTGATGAAACACTTTTAACAAAAGCTGATATCGTTGCAAATCCTGGAAATTACGGTGGTTATACATTCGTAGGATCTTCAAGAATTGATGGTAAATCAATCTTTAAAGTAGGAACTATTGAAAAAGCTAACGTAAAGTTAGATTTAGAAGAGTTCGCAGCTGGAGCAGGAGCAACTATTGAATTAGTAAAAGGATTAGAAGATCACATTAAAGGATTTACTGCAGCTGATGAAACAGGAGCACCTTTTTCAAGAGCAGAAGGAGAATCAACTGGTGATAAAGTAATGGGATTATCTTTATTCTCTAAATCAATTGCCGCTGAGACTTACCAAGTAGCTGCTGCAGTTACTAGAGAGCAGGTTCAAGATTTAAAGCAATTCGGAGTAGATGCTGTAGCTCAAGTTGAGTCAGTATTAACTAACGAATTAACTCAATCTATTAACCAACACATTTTACGTGCAATCAGAACTTTAGGAGGTACTAACGTTGCTGGAGCATTTGGAAATGCTGGAGATTTTGATATTACATTACCTGCACAAACCGCATTAGGTGGTGGAGAAACTGTTGCATCAACTCACAGACAAATATTAACGCAAGTATTAGCAGCAGCTAACTTAATTGCTAATAGAGGTAGAAGAGGAGCTGGTAACTTTGCAGTTGTTGGAGCACAAGTTGCTACAGTATTACAATCAATTGCAGGTTTCGTAGCAAACCCAATGTCTAATACTATTTCTCAATCGGCTGGAGCAATCTATCCATTAGGAGCAGTAGCTGGAATCAACATCTATACTGATCCAACTCAATCTTGGGATTCTTACCAAGTAGCAGTAGGAAGAAAAGGAGACGGAAACGGACCTGGACTAGTATTCATGCCTTATTTAATGGCTGAATCAGTACAGACTATCGCTGAAGGAACTATGGCACCAAAGATCGCTGTAAAATCTAGATTCGCATTAGTAGAAGCTGGACACCATGCAGAAACACAATATGTTACATTTAACATAGGTGGAACTTGGACAAACTTAATCAACTTATCATAATAAGTAGATTGGTTTAAGCCAATATAAATTTCTAAGAAAGGGTAACATTAATTTGTTACCCTTTTTTTGTGCGATATATAGTCATGTAGAATAGAACTTAAAAAACATATATACCATGAAAGATAAATTTGAAAATTGGTTAAAGAGTATTAGCGAAAAACTAATAAACGAAGATGTTGCTGAAGTAGCGACTGATACAATAGCAACTGATACAGCAACAGCACAGCCAGATAATAGAGATGGAATAATTAGTGATGTCGATGCTATCATGAATTCACTTGATGCACTGTCAATAGAACTAAAAGAACATTTACAAATTAATGAAGATCTTTTAGACAAGGCAATTGGAACAGCTGCAGTAGCAGGAACCGCAGCAATAGCAGGTCTTGGTCTTGCCGCTAAGAAAGCATATGATTATAAAATAGTTGCTCCAAAAGCTAAGAAAGCACAAGACACTGTTAATAAAATGTCTATTAAAATTGCAGGAATTGAAGTTAAATTAGATGCAGCAGAAGGAGACATGAAGGATAAAATAAAAGCAAAAATAGAAGCATCTAAAGAACAACGAGATTCTCTGCAGAAAAGCATAGATGATAAATTCGGAGAAAAATCATCAACTGTTCAAAAAGCATTATCTATTTCTAAGAAAGAAGGTAGGATGTCAGTATTAGGTATAAAGATGGGAGATGGTACACCAGAACAAAAGGCTGAAGCAAAGGCACAGTTGGCTAAATTAAAAACTTCAATAGTACAAGATGAAGCAGATTTTAGAAATGCCAAACCAAGCGAAGAAGCAGTTGCTGATCTAAAGTCGGCAATTGATAAAGAAGAAAAAGAAAAAACACCAGAAGATTCTAAAGAAGATGATGAGTCAACTGAGAAACCAGAGAAAAATTCAAAGGAAGGTCAGTTAGAAAGAATAAATAAATTAATAGGGAAAGAAAAAGATAGGATGGAAAAAGCCAACATCGATGAAAGTCCTATGATGAAAAAATTAAAAGGAATATTAGACAAAGTATCTTCTAAAGAATCTTGGCAACTAAGAGGTACAACTTTAGGTGTATTATTTGAAATGGAAATATCTAAACTTGAAGCAGATTGCATAATTACCGAATCAACATCAGTTAGAGAAAGATTTTCTAGATTACTTTAAGATCTAGAACTCTTTTTAGCATTTTTTAAAAACTCTTTTTGTTGATCCATTAAGAGTTTTTTTACGTGTTTTTGAAATAGAACTGACGATTCCATAATTCTAAAATCTATATTCCCACCTAAAGTATCATGATATTCCGGATGAACAAAGTTCTCAACACTAAAATCATTGATATTAGATCTAATAGGTCTATCGCTTAAAGCACATTCCCAGTTAATTGTATCATAACTTTCTTTTAACTCAGCTTTCTTAACGAATTCATCAGTAGACCAGTCATAATATAATTTGTCAAAACGGTCAACATGTCGATGTCTACACAATTCAAAAATAATTTGTAGGAATTGATCATCTTGTGCCCGTTCCTTTATAATAGGATGTTCTAGCAATAATCTACGTTGTTGTTTAGAGATAGAGTCGTAACGAACTCCATATCTATTTCTAGGGTACGGTCCACCGGTTCTCTTAATTATAGGATATTTTTTATTGTATGCCATATAGTTTATTTATCTGAAACATTTAACAATACATTTGTATAATAAACCTAAACATATACTAGATGATTCACGCTTTATTTACAGAAAAATACAGACCTAAAAACCTACAAGATTTAATATTACCAGAAAGAGTAATGTCAAGATTTAAAGATGGTCTATCGCAAAACATATTACTTGCAGGATCACCGGGCACTGGTAAAACATCAACAGCAAAGGCAATAGTACAACAGTTTGAACTACCATACCTTTATATTAATGCATCAACAGATACTTCAGTAGATGTCATTAGACC